TCGATACTCGTTGATTTCTGCGCCAGCGCTACCACCGCCTAATTTGATAGCCATGTCTTAAAGCTCCTTCCAGCCAATTGTCGAATCGACATAAACTAGGCTCGCACCAGCATTTGCTGAAAGCTCACCATCGTCAGCCGTTGAATTTATATTTGAGCCATTTCTAGCCACAGTGACAGTGGCAGTGCCGGCATTTTTAATAAACACTACGTTTCCAGCACTAGGGCTAGCAGGCAAAGTGATCGTCACTGCACTAGATGAGTTAACAATGAGCTGGTCTTTGCTAACAGCGGTGTAGTCCGCTGTTTTGATAGCAAAGTCATTGAAAGCGCCGGAAATTGTTGCAAACCCTAATGTACCGCTGCCGTTCGTTGTTAAAGACTGGCCTGCTGTTCCATCAGCCGTTGGCAGCTTGATGCCATTGAAATTGGTAGAAGCTGCGTTATAAGCATAGTTGCCCATATAGCCATGACTAGAACACTGGTAGTAAAGGACGCTAGGCGTTTCTCTATCGACAGCGATTTGGGTGTAAGCACCTGAACTTCCCGGCGTTCCATTTATGGTAACGCCGGTTGTGTAAGCGATCGTTTTAGCCGCATCCAAATAAAACAACAGGGGATGACCGCTGTTACTTGCATCTGATTGATCGAATCGATAGAAGTATTCGCTATTGGCTGTCACGCTATCTGCGCCGTGCAAACTTAGAGCAGGAGACTGAATACCATCTAAGAAGTAACCCAAAGCACTGCCATCCCCGTTATAAGGATGCGCCGAAGTTTTTGAAGCTACTGTGACTGTAAAGACTACAGGGCTTGAAGAACTGCCATACACTGCTGCTGTGGCATCAGCGTTTAAGTTCGCAGCAGTTACATTCCCAGTGGTTAAATTTGCAGAAGTTACATCGCCAGTAATCACCGCATTACCAGAAGCACTCAAAGCGCCAGAGATGCTCAGTCCACTGAGCGCATCTATAACCGCTGCGCCGGAGCCTGCTCCATCTGTAACGATCATTTTGACTGCGCCAGCAGCAACAGCCACGTTTGCGCCAGAACCTTGGCTAAACGTCAGAGTGAATGACGTTTCGTTACTAATGATCCATACCTTGCTTATCGTGTTTGGAGCAAGGGTCACCGTGCAGGCTTGGCCACCACCAGTGCATTTTAGGTACATGCTACGAGCTTCATCGTCAGTACCATCTGCCAATGTGATCGTGTGAGTAGATGCGTTAGGTATCGCTTCACTGCCTAAACTGAACGCAGAAGCAATGTTGCTTATGGTGGTATTTAGAAGTACGCCCCACTGACCACTGTTAGCACCACTCTCTTGTAACCGCAGGCGTAAATCGTTGGTAAACGTATCAGCCATTACTTAATCCTCATGCCGCCTGCTGCCAGCTTGTGCTGGCCGCAGGCTGGTTTGTATATGCCGTCGTAGCAGCAGATTCTTTCTGCCATTTGATTTCACCGTTTGCTGAAAACGCTGAAACGGCTGTAGTTGATGCGCTCGCGCTGTTAACGACTCCACCAATAATTGCGATAGATGAAGTAGCCGCGATGTTTGCAGACGCAGCGACGGTAAAGTTTGCAGAAGCCGTCGCACTGCTCGCCGCACTAATCGAAGCAGAGCCAGCGGTGATTTGCGTAGCGCTTGCTGTAACTGTAGAAGTCGCAGCAATAACCGCGTCGGCATCGGGGATAACAGCTCCAGAAGCAGTAAAACTGCTTGTCGCAGTCGTCGATGCAGTCCTTGAGCTAATACGATCACCAGTCGCGGCAAAAACAGAAGAAGCACTGATAACGACAATAGCGTTTCTAATGACTGTCGCAGCCGATGTCGAACTGCTTGAAGCGGTTGTACTAGCTTCGCAGTCTTCATAGCTCCAAACGCCATACTTGCCTTGGTTCCATGAGCCATTGCTATAACCCTGCGACATCAGTTAAGGGTGATGTCCAAATCACCAGCAGGTATGCGAAACACATCGCCTGTTGCAATAGTTTTGCTAGAAGTCAACGAAGCATACGCAAGCATATTCCCGCCACTTGAGGCATCTAGCACTGCTACAGCAACAACAGTGCCATAACCAGCAGTTGCGGTTGGATACTCAATAGCCGAAGTGTTAGAAGCAGTATTACCGCTGGTTGTAAAACCAGCGCTCTGCCTTGCATAGCCCCCACCACTGACTTCTGTGCCAGTCGTGCTATCTGTAGGGGCTACTGTGTATAGAGCAACGTAAACTGTGCCTGGAGTTGTAAACGCAGTGTTTGAAAACGTATGCGCCAAGAGTTTCGTCTCTAAGTAATCAGTAAAAGCCATAACCTATCCAAAAGTAGGGACGCGCATTTGCGTCGATGTTTGTCCACTGGTTCTCTCATTCGAGATGTTCATGTCTTCAATCATTCGCTGGTAGAGCGATGCGATAACCGGCAATCGTTCGTCATCACGGAGATACGGCGTTGCCTGTAGCAGAGAGCCATATAGGTAGATGTCGGGAGAGAGCGACAGCAACCAATTCGAGGTGTTGCTATCAGACAACGCCGGGATTTTTGCGTAATAAACAAGCTCGGCTTGATACGTCGTGTCTGGACTTGGATACACTTGTATTTCAGTCCCGACATGAGTGAAGCTCGTGGGGCGAGAGACAGCGCTAGACGCTGCTCTCTTCTTGTTTATCTCTTCATTCGTTACGAAATTCAGCGGCTGCACAGGGTCTGTAAGCAAAATGAGCTGAACCGTTTGAATCCAATCGGGAGGGGTCGCCGAGTATCTGGCATCAATGTCAGCCCGAGACCGCACAATCATGCTTCTGTGCCTGATTGAGCGGTTGTACTGGGACTCCGACAGCGCGATAAAATCTGGAATCACAGAGGTCAAATCGTCACGATTCAACCAATCTGCGATAGACGACTTCAGCTCACTGTACGTCGTTATTGCCACTTAGACCTTCCCACCTCGCGTCCTAAACGCTCGGTTCTCTGGATCGTTAAGCCATTTTTTGAACGCCTTTTGGTCGTTCAAAATGCCTTTCTGTCGTAACTCGTGGAGCAACGTGAGCGGGATCGACGCAACCTTGGTTCCAAACCCATCACCCCATGGCTGGTGCTTATCAACCTCATTGAAACGACGTTTATTCGATTCAACGATGTCAGTCACATCAACCTGAGTCTGTATGACTACAGAGTCATCAGACTCACGACCACTCGACGACTCTTCGTAACCAAAGGTCGTCTTGGTCTTGGTGAGCGGGTCATATTCCAGAACCTTTTTGAATTCAGTCATGTCGATCCCAACCCGTTACGCAGTTGTTAGATCCGCGATGATGCCGAGACCTTTTTCTTGATCGACTCGTAGTGAGCCTTCAAAAATCACCATCTCTTTGTGAGCATCACCTGTCTTCGCCAACTCAACGTTCTGGATGTTTCGCAGAACAGAAAGCGTCAACAAATCAGGATCTAAGACATACGCATCACGCTCTCGCTGGAAGCGATTAGGAACAATAGAAACACTACCGAAGTCACTGATGTACACATCAGCAGCACCAATAATGGTAGTAGGACTATCACCAGGAGCCATGTAGCGTTGTGAAGCAATGCCAGTGAATGCACTCACAGCAGTTTTGTTGAATGGGCCTACCATCACCATTGATGGATCACCACCTTCAGTCCAAACGCCTTGCAGCACTGTTTTGAGCATTCCTTCCGTGAAAGCACGCTGATTACCAGCACTAGCATCAGTACGAGCTGCGTTTACAACACCGCCAGAGGTGGTGGGATCAGCGCCGCCAGTTCCTTTGCTTGTGTTTGTCTTGATGTAAGCGGAGAGCGAAGCTCCTTTACGAGCTGTGCCAGTTGCACCAGCCGCTGCTGCTTGGTTAACACCGCAAATGTTGAATTCGATGTCTCGCTTCAACTCATTACCAGCTTTGACGAGCTGATATGCGCGTGTGTTTGCACCACCAGCGCTGTCGATAACTTCTAAGTTATCAGCGATGATGAAGTCTTTACGCATGATTTGCGTATAGTTACCAAGGCGTACCGTAGGTGTTATAGCCGTGAACGATGCTAGATCGTCACCATCGATTTGTGCATTCGCTGACGCTGCTGCTAACTCATCCGATTGCCACTCGTAAAATGTGTTAGAGACACTATCACTACCGATGTTTGATACTAACGGGGTTGTTTGTGGTGATATGTTGTACACCACATCTGCAAGCTCCTCTCGGATGCCTACAGCGCTATAGCGCGTAAATGTGTTTGTAACAATTGCCATTGTTAATTACCTCAAAGTTCCAAAAGTTTTGCTAAATCGACTGCATCTTGCAGACGACCACTCTTTTGCAGTCTTTGAGATTGAGCTTGTGCCGCTTTTGCTTTGGGCCTGGCCTTTCCACGACGCTGGCTTACGCCAGCTCGTACCGTCTTTTGCTTAGCAGGACGCTCCTTACTACGACTCATGCCTAGCGCGTATCGCCTAGCCATCTCAGCTAGCTCAACGTGCTTTGCCATCACCATAGAATTTACGTCTGCTTCGTCCAGACCGTATTCGATTAGCCAGTTCCGAAGCGTCTGAGCGCCTTCCTTAAAGCCTTTGTCGTCGTCCCATTCAGGGATCAACTTACGGACTTCAGCAGTTTGCTCAGTCACGATGTCGCGCATAGCGCGATCTTGCTCAACCTGTAGTTCTCGGGTTAGCCGCTCTTGCTCATCAGAGATCTTTTGTAACTGACCTTGACGAGACTGCTGGGCTTTGTCCCATTCATATTTTTGGCGAGTAGCCTGTATCGGGTTCTCATCAAACAGAGCATCCCAATCAGGCTCAGGAACCGTGTCTTCTGACAGCAAACGATTTTGTAGTTTCGATAGCATGTCAGCGTAGACAGAGCGCTCCTGTAAGACTGCATCTCGCTGTTCCTCAAACTCCTTGCGCTCTTGCGATAGGGCTTGGGACTTTTTCGTATACGATGATTGTCGGCTGTAGCCGTTGACTAACTCATCCAACCCAACTTCGATTTCTTCACCGTCAACCTTGACGGTGAACCTCTCACCTGTGTCTTCCTCGTAAGCCTCTGCTTCATCACCTTCAATCACATCGGCATCATCGAATGTCTCTTCTTGTTCGACTTCAGCCTCGCCCTCAATTGAGGACTGCACTTCTTCTGGTTCTTTCTCGGCGTCTTGATTTTCACCAGCGCTCTCAACCCGTTGGAGCAACATCGCTGCTGCGTCCTGAACATTCAGACCCCCTTCAGGGATTGTCATTTGCTCTTCTGCCATGTCTTTACGACCCTCTATTTAGTAACTGCACGTTGTCCGCTGTGGCACGCAGTCTCGTGAAGAATCTCTGCATCGCTTTCAACTCAAACCAAAGGTCTTCACGACTCTTGGTGTCTTTGCTAAATGCCCACTCTTCAAACATCTCGGTTTCCAGCAATTGGATAACTTCATCCGTTGCTGGATCTCGAAGAAACTCAACGATGCGTCCGCTATTGCTGTCCACCAGCCATCACTCGCATCATTTCTCTGTCTTGTTCTTGAACCGCCTTTATCTCGGCAAGATCAACCTGTGTTCCGTATTTCGCTTCTAGCTCTGCAACCTTGAGCAGAATCTCGCTTTCTTCCTTGTCTCGAAGGCGATCATCGGTGCGCATCATTTCTTC